GGGACATTTTCCAAGAGGATTGTTTTTGCTTTAACTTCTTGCGCAAATCGTATAGCGTCCCAGAATAGTCCACTTCGTGTCCCAGCTCCTGCTCCAGCACGTTTGCCAGCAACGGATACATCTTGGCAGGGAAAGCCCCCGCAAACAATGTCAACTCGTCCAATTAAACCAATCTCCTTTGCCCATTCAACAGCAGTAGTTACATCATCATGCATCGGTACATCAGGCCAATGCTTCTTCAAAATCTTTTGTGCATGCTTGTCAATTTCTACTTGACCAACGCATGTGTGACCTGATCGTTCAAGTCCAAGATCAAAACCACCAACGCCAGCAAACAAACTAACGAATGTACTCATGCTGCGATCCGTTCATCAAACCAATCCTTGCCATAGTGCAAGTATAGATCATTCACATCCTCATTGCCTGGCAGACCCACTACAATGGCAGCTGGCAGATCTTCCTTGATCCGCTTGGCCAGCTCTTGCCCTGGGTTACGACCATCTTCCTTCATGTCGTTATCAGCAAAGATTAAGATTTTCGTATACGGCTCAAAGAGTTTAGGAAAGTGCGCTTTCCATTGGCTAACACCAGCCACGCCCACGCTAGGAATACCAACACACCCAGAAAGAATGATTGTGTCAATCTCTCCCTCGCAGATAGCGATTGTGTCTGATGATTTATGCAAGTCTTGCACATTGAATAGTCCAATCTTTTGACCTGTTGGCCATAGGTACTTCGGTGTACCGCCATCAATCCGGCGAAACTTTATTCCAACCACTCCAGAAGGAGTGCGATAAGGAATACTAAGCATGCCCACAGCATGCTCATGACCAACACTAGGCTCTACCACGCTTCCAAGCTGGTAGGTACTTGCCACCTGCGGGCTTATTCCGCGCTCCTGTAGGTAGGACAGAGCCTGCGGCTCTATGTGGTCCGCGTACCTTTGCGCTGCTTCCGTTAGCAAGGCTTTCTGCTCTGCGTTTAACATCGGTAAACTCCTTTAAGTTTTCTTTACGGGCGACCAGATCATACACATCGCCAAGTAATTGGCAAACAAGACAGTTGTACTGTTGCTTGTCTAAGTTATATGCGGCACTGGCATGGCTATCGTCATGCACTACACACTTGCATGGCACCCAGCCATACCGCGCCGATACATTCAATCCATACGCTTCGAGTATTGCTCCAAGATCAGGCTTGGTCATCATGGATCTTTGCCCATTGGTCTAGTGTTTGGATGACCCACGCATCTTCAATGCCGGCGCTTCTGCGCTTGACAATCACATACGATGGGGGAACTTCAGTAAGGTTGCGAGCTTTGGCATAGTTCTGTGCTTCGACTACCGCTTCACGCCAGAACTGTGGCAGATCCAACTTGGCTCTCGCCTTCAACTCAAAGACATAAGGCTTGCCCGCAACGATAAGGACTAAATCACCCTCGTCATTAGCCCCCGCAAGGGCAAGCCTCTCTGTCATTGCCTTGGGTAGTCTTCCCCTTAACCACCCAAGAACATCTGTCTCAAACTTAGAACCTTTGCGCTTGCCATAGGTACTCATAGGCCGAGCATACCAAACAAGTCCTGGGCGTTATGCTTAATCAAGTAGCGCCGAGCTAGTTCGTAATCTCGTTCAGTAAGAACGATCTTAATGTTTTCGAGGACATTGTTGCCTTCGACAAACACATCTGCAAAACTTGCCACTATTCATAACTCCAGTTCTGTTGACTATTCTGCCTGTAGTTCCAGATGGACATACGCGATGCATCTGTCCATAAGGACACATACTGTGCGCCACTGGCACTATTGCGGGCAAAGCGGTTCTTAACGGCTGCAATCCTAAACTCACCGGTGTACGGCAGCAGGGCTACAGTAATAATCATTTCAGGCAACTGGGAAATTTTGCCTTGAATGGACTTGCGACTCGGTGGCATATCTGCCTGACCTTCACCTTCACTGGTGTGGTGTAGCAGGAATACCGCAGCTTCTGTTTCTCTTGCTATGTGATGCATAGCCTTAGCAATCTCACGCAATCCCGACCATTCATTCTCATGCATAGACACTACATTCATCGCATTGTCTACGATCAGCAGGTGAGGATATTCGCCATATGCTTCAGCGTAAGCCTGTATAGATAGATCAATTTCATCAAGGGTAGGGGATGGAGCAAAGTCAAACTTCAAGTGGTTGATACTTTCCAACTCACTCTGATAAAACTCAACTCCTACTTCACTAGCAAACGCCTCTTCGACGTTGGCTACTGTATGTCCGCTGACCATTGCAGCAGCTCGAATCGCAGTCGTATAAGCATCAGTATCTGCGCTGATATAGAGCGTAGGTACTTTCATGTTAACAGCAAAGTGAAGTGCTAACAAAGATTTACCAGCGTTAGGAGCACCGGCAATCATTGTCAGTTGACCACGCCTGAACCTAATTCCTTCGTTCTGTAGAACTGGAAATAGATCCGGCAAGATGGCGTGGTCAGAGGCTGACTTTGCTGCCGCTTGCGACAGCGATAACATCGGTTATCGTACGAAGTTAGCTGAGCACTGATCTGGCGTACCCTTTGGTGAAGGGCAGAAGTAACCCTTCCAAGGCTTACCAGTCTTCTCACTTATTCCTTGACGGAAGATCATCTCGCCATGCTTACAAGTGTTGCTTGCTCCAGCAGGAGCAGCAGGTGCTGGTGATGCTGACTTAGCAGCCCAAGCTGGTGCGTCATCTTCTACTTGTGTAAGTCCAAGTGACTTGGTTGCGTATGCAACATTTGCACCCTTGGATAAATCGCCACCGGTAAGCAGGATAAGGTTTGCTAGATCAGCAATGGACTGAAGTTGCTCTTCAAGTTCCTTTTGTGAGTTAGCGTAGAGGTTAATCAAAGTTCCGTCAGACAACTTGAAGTTGACTTGGAGCTTTGTATCGTTGTTATTTGCTGCCATTTTCTTTCTCCTTGTTTGTGTGTTTGGTTGTATAAACTTATTTTAATTGTGCTAGTGGGTCAACGGTATGGGCAAGACTACCACCAAGAGCATGGCAATAATCCTTTACGCCACAAGATCCGCACATCATATTGATATTAGGTAGGAAAATCTCTGCCTGTAGACCACGCTCGAACTGAGCAAACATCTCGGTCAGCACAGGGATAGTCCATAGTTCAAGTCCTGGGCTAGGCTGAAGCATTGCATCACGGGCTTTGTAATATGCGCCGTACTGCGGGCGAACGCCATAGACAGACTCAATGCAGGATGCGTACACACCCAGCTGCATGGCTGAGTCTGGTGTGTAGGCACCGGTCTTTAAGTCCACCACTGTGAGCGATCCATCCTCATTCTCAAGGATCAGATCGGCAAAGGCTTTGATAAGCACATCGCCAAAGTGAACATTAAATTCCATTTCAACACCTGGTACACCATCTGGCGCAATCCAGACTTTCCACTTGTTGTTGGTAAAGGCGGTAACAAAGTCCTCGAACATGCGAAGACCATTCTCGTCCCACCAAACCTTGTTCTCTTTATCTGGGTTGGCTTTAGATGCACGACCGCCCACACGCCAGTCAACTGGGTTAGTGCCGGTGCGTTGCTCAACAACGCCAATCTCAGATAGGAACGCATGTTCCCAAATCTCTTTTAGATTACTCAACCTTTTGGCCAATCACTATTTCTTGCGCTCGCTTTAAGCCAACGATAGTTGCTGGGTTAGTCTCTGTCAAAATCTCCTTGGCAATCATGTCGCCAAGAGCTTTGCGCATCATAATCTCTGCTTCTACAAATGCCTTCTCAAAGGCTACCTTTGTAATAATCTTTGCTCGCTTTTGTCCCATTATGCGCAATCCTCACATTCGTCATCCCAGTCAACATCATTTGCATCCCATTCAAAAATCTCATTCAACTTGCGGGATGACCAAAGATTTATTTCTGTTAAAAATCTTATCCATAAGCCAAACATTATTCTCCCCATTCTGGTGTAGGTGCCTGTGCGAGGCTGGAGCATAACACGCATTGCATGTCTGTGAAGTACAAACCGATCGTGTTGTCTTCATCAAATTTAACTTTCAAGTGCCATGTATCTGACCCGCATGGGCAGATACGGATAGGACCAAGCGATGTGTAATCCGCCTTATCGCCCTTGAGAACCACAAGGTTCTTAATAGGCGTTGGCTCAGGCTTGGTCATTTTGCTTTAGCGATTCTAGTAACCAGCGTTCGACCGATGAGTGGAACGCAGAGCCGGCGACAAACCACCAAGCTGGTGCAGTCGTTACACCCAGCTGGCGTTCTAGTTGCCATGCTTTACCGCATCGCACCCATGAAGCAAACGAGGAAAACGACCTGTGACCTACTGTTGTTTTTGTTTCTATGTTCATGGCTGGATCATAGCAGGGGGGTATGTATGGCTTGTCAAGTTAATGTTTCAATTTTGCAGAAATTTTTTGCCTATGGTTATACTACGAGCGTAAGCACGGGAGCGAGTAAAAGGGTTGGGGCGCAGAGCGCCCACCGACAGCGAGCGGCAAAGCCGATAGCGAGCATTACACAAGCAAAAAAGCAAAAAAAAATAAGCCCCGCAATTAAGCGGGGCCTTTAATCTTATTAAGTTTTACTTAGTTGTTGTGTTTGCTACTGCCTTGAAGTGGTTATACGCACCAACGGCAACTGGTCCAAGAACTGCAACCAATGCTCCCCAAGCAACTGTCTTGAGGTGGTGGTTACCTGTCTGCCAGATGGCAACAGATGCGACTACAAGTGAAGCTAGGTAATGCTCAACGATTGTCTTGTTGATCTTCATAGGTTCTCCTTTAAGTTAAGCCGTTAGGCCCTTCAAAAAGTTTACCATAGGGAAGTTAACGCCAGGGTCAGTATGACCACCGGCAATCTTGTGAGCATAGGTAATATCGGCATGGGTACAAAAACCCTTTGTCTTGCCGTCTAGGATCTGCTCATAGGTCAGATGGGTAGCAGGTATGCCATATTGGCTCATAAGCCCTTTACAGAGGCTTGTAGCCTGCCTAAGCACCCCTTCTGAATAACTGTCCGCCCACTGGGCAGGGGTTTGCGCAGCCCGACCAGTCAGCTCAATGCCAATAGATTCGACATTCCTGTCCCATATATCGCAGTGCCACGCAATGTCCTCGTTCTTTACGGACTGAACGACGGTGTTGTAGTCCACCATGTAGTGAGCGCTAGCCTGCGGGGCGGTAGGACCTGCGAACCAAAGGGCTAGGTTGTGTGCTGCATCTGGCAGTTCGTTGTTCTCTGCGCTGTGTAGAACTATGAGTCGGATCGGCTCACGTTTGTTTAGTCCAGGTGTGTAATGCTTTGCTTGTACCAATGGGTAAGTCATTGCCAGATCAACCGTTCCGCTAGATCGCCAGGTACTACCAAGTAATCTTCCTTATGGCATAGATCAACGCCGGCCTTCTTGTAAACCTCTGACACAAGCTCAGAGCAGATATAGCCTTGAGTTGTAGCCAACTTCTTGGCAAGCCATGTGTTAGCCAAGATCTTTAGCCCGAGGATACGCAGGGCAAGATCGGCAATGGTGAAGAAGTTGTAAGGTTTGCCTAGCGCTTGATGAGTGTAGAAGAAGATCGCGTCGCGTTGCTTATCTGTCAATTCTTCATGCTGGTTCCAAGCCACATTGGTGTAGTTAGACAGCGGGCTTTTCTTTACGCCTTGTGGATCTGCTCCAATAATTTCTCCATTACCAATGTAAATGAAGCAGTGGTTCCATCGGCTAAAAGTTCCGAGGCGAATGAGCCATCCGAAAAATCCGTTGGTCTTGACACAGCCGTAGTCTCCGATGCGTGGCTCATAGGTCATTTCTTGTCCTCGATCAAATCTTCCAGATGTTCAATTTCTTGCTTCTCTAATTTGAGAATGTGGCGGATGATAAGAGCATCACGCTTGGTCTGACCGATCATGGCAATACCGATGATAAGTTCTACTGTTACAGCTAGCCATGAGGCTA